GAGGTGCAGAGGCCGTAGAACTAATGCCCTTGCCCGTCATCGCGCCCTTCATGGTGCCGAAGGCAGCAGGTGCTACGAAAATCCCACCGATCACCGCCAGGACAGGGACCGCCAACCAGAGCGGAACCTTTTGCCTTTGCTTTGTGTGAAGCTGACTTGATTGGTAGAGCTTGTAAGCCGACTTGGGATAGAACCACTTGGACATGGTGGCGGTCCGGGTGCGGTTCACATCGACAGAGCAGCCATCCCAATCGTAGATAAGCGCAATCGCCATACCGAGCAAACGCCGGATGTTTTGATGCCGACCAACGAGCCGCCGAACATTCTGGTCGATCAACATGGGATTCTGCGTCAGGATGACGAAATCAACGCCCATATGGCGATGAGTTTCGAGCGCCTGAATCATTTTTGGCGGCTTGGTTCCCATGCCACGCGGACGCCACCAGCGTTGAACTTCATCAATCACGATCACGTCACCTGGGCGGCACCAGTCGAACCAGTTCCAGACGCCGTTACCTTCACCCGGAACCAAAGCACCGTCTGATTGTTCGACACCTTCCGCCATCAGTTCATGCGGAAGCAACAAGCCTGCGATGCCGTCAACGACCAAGCGCCGATTTAACTCTGATCCATCCTTTTGCTTGACCTTTTCAGCGACGAGCTTTTGAATGAGGGTTGACACCGCGTAGAGGCTTTTGCCGGAACCGGGAACGCCGGTAATGAGGTAAATCATTAGGAACCCACAATCCAACGCGTGGCACTTACCGCAACCCACATGCCGACCCGCGCCACAAACGCACCAGCGATGATGCCGAGACACTGCGGAATAGCAGCAATAGAGGCCAGCGCGAGAACGTCAGAAGGCAGGCTAGACCAATTGGTAGTCGCCATATCAATCAGCGACTGCAAAGCCACAGTGACGCCGGTAAACGTCATGGTGCCAATGCCCAAAATCGTCAAGATGCGCAGGACCATAGGCCCAACCATCGTGAGTAAAAAAGAGGCAAGAGTAACGCCCATGATTTAGACCTTAAACAGTGAAGCCAGCATCCAAGCCGCAACAAAACCAGCCATTGCCAAAAAGAGGTATTTCAACATCGCCAAACGATCACACATGGGTTGATACGACAAGCCATAACTGCGACCAATCACGGAAAATTGAAGCGGCGACGGGCACGCGCTCGAAGAGGCGAAGGCCACCGCCGTAATGGATACCACCGTTGTTTTTTTAACAAGAGGGTCAGCATCAGGCGCAACACCAAATTTCGCACATCCAAGAGTGTCGGGGTTTACTTGACAAGGGTCAGGAACAGGCTCAGGCGAAGCAATAGGTGTAGTTGTAGTTGTGGGACCCGTAGTTACAGCACCAGTAGTATTGTTGACAATAGAAACACTCGTCACCGTAGTTGTAGTGACCTTAGCCCCCTCATAGGTGTAATTATTCGTGGTAGTTGAAGTAGAAGTTGTATTGGCAACAGGATCATTAACAACCTGTTTAACTGCGGGAGAAGAAGCAGGACCAGTTATAGAAGTTGGTGCAACTGTCACTGATTCCCCAGCTTTGATAGCAGCATCCATTGTCTTGGCAAGAGCAGAGGTAGAAGGCCAACCGGACTTCGCGGCAACCGCATCAGCCAAATCCTGAGCGGTAGCAAAAGTAACAGAAACAGAAGAATAGGGAGGAATAGAACGTGAGGCGATACCCTCGTAATAATCCATAGTTACCCACGTTGGGTGGTCCAAAGGCCAATTCTGAATCTGGCACTGAGAACCAGCCAAAACGCCAGAAGCACCAACATTGCTATGGGCAGAAGCCCACCAAGCCGCACCAGAAGCGCAAGCACCAGACTTAGATTTTTCCCAAGGCAAATTCGCATAGCCCGACCCGTTAGTCATTAAGTACTCAAAACAGCCAGACGCACAGCTTTCACCGATAGTCTCCTTTTGAAAAACGGGTTTCCCATCAGAACCAACCCGAGCATTAAAACCGAGTTCCTTCGCCAAATCATAGAGGGCCACCCCAACCATTAAGGGCCCTGAAACCTTTACTGCAAAACGACCAATAGCGGCAGCAACATTAACACCAGGTAACTCACCCAAAACATTTACGGGAATAGTTACCCCACCGGGTGCTACATAACGTTGTGCAGAAGCAAACGTGACACCACCCGCCGAAGGTGAAGATGAGTAACGAGCCTGATTGATAGCATCAATCGCCATAGTATTGGCAGTACCAACATTACCCCATTGACTAAAAACAGATTGAGCAGAAGCCGAACCCATCAAGCAAAAAGTCAGAGCGAGCTCAAGAAGAACGAGTTTCATCATCCGAACACCATCCAAGTGATAAACGCCAGCCCAAACGCATAAGACATGAGATTGATATCAAACATGATTTAAGCCTCAGGACGATCGCGGAAAAGTTTCAAAACTGCCTTAAGACCCCAGATCACACATGCAGTCGTCCAGATGGCCGCAAAGATCATAGAAACGGCGGTGTAGTCATCTTGCGTAGCAACATAAGGCGAGATAACCAGTGTGCAAGTTGACGTCGGACAACTAACAGTTGAACCCATAAAAACCCTTCAGAATTTCCCATAGACCCCGATGCACCAGGACCCATGCGAAATCCGACTAATAACGCCAACGATCAACGTCAGCATCACCAGTACCGGACGCATTCGACCACTCAGAACCCCATGAACCATCAGCACGACTTACCCGATCCGAATCGGCTAAAGCTTCCGAATATTCCCTATCCTGAATGTCATGCGAAGAAGGCGAAGAAGCCAAGCCAGCCGTCGACGAGGACGGAACAAAGCCAAGCAACTGCGCCAACTTAAGGACGCCAAAATAAGCAGCAGCAGACGCCACCATCATTCCAAGAACCGCGAGAACTGCTACCTTTGCAGCATCAATCCCCGCAGAGGCCAGAACAGCCACCGCCGACGCAGCACCGGCAGCCATGACCGCTTACTTGATGAGGCGCAGAACTTTGCGCACACCATAGACGGCAGCGGCCATCGTGACCATGACGGCGAGAACGGCCAGCACGGCGGTTTGCGCATCAGCGATGCCAGTGGTAGCAGCGGTAATGTCAACCACAGCAAAAGCAGAACCACCAACCAGAGCAGCAGAAACCAGAGCCGATTTAACGAAGAGAGCTTTTTTCATTTGAGAACTTTCAAACACCGAAACCAGAAGCAAACGCTTCCTAAAAATCCCGGTCGGAAACTCACAGCACATCACTGCGTTAATGAGTTTCGGACTGAGATTTATGCAAAATCACCGGGCTCAACAATCACACCACAATCAGGACATTTCAGACCATCCTCGCGTGGATACCAAGATTGATAATCACTTTCAACGCCGCACTCAGGGCATTCAAGAGACATATCAAACTCATCATTTTCAGTTTCCATATACCCCCTCTTACTAACCGGAAAATCCCGGTCGGAAACTCACAGCACATCCCTGCGTTAATGAGTTTCGGACTGAAATTTCAACCCATAGAAACCGGGTAATCGTGCACTGTGCCGAGCCGGTCCAAGTCGATCAAAACGGGCTGATCATCAAAATCGCAGTTGTCGTGAACGAGTTGCATAGCCGTTTCCACGTCCGAAACCACACCGCCACCAGCTTCACGCAAGGAAGCAATCCAAACCGGTTCACCGCCTTCGATATCAGGGCACAGAAATTTGCCAGTTGTGAGGGATTGAACGAGGAAGCGGCTCATATCAGGCAGCTTTCGACTGGGGCGTTTGAGCAGCCGGCTTGACGTCCAACAGCGTCAATTTGGTTTTTCCGTCAGCTGCGGCGACCACATCAAAAATGCAGTTCACCAAAATGCCAGCAGGCGGAAACGAGTTTTTCAGATGTTCCCATTTTTTGAATTCGGAGGCATCACCGAAAGTAAAGGGGCGGCTTTCCTTGCCGAGGGAGCGGCCTGCAGTGTTGTCAGCAATGTCCACGACCAGATGAAATTTGGTAGAGCTAAACGCCTTGCCTTCCATGGAGCCTTGTGATTCTTTAATGCCGATGCAGGTAACTTGCGAATTCATTTGCATGATGTTTTTTCCTTATGCCCTTGATTGAGGTTTATGCGACAGCCGGGCAGCTATCAACCGAATAGGTGGCGTCAGTGCCGATGATTTTTTTCAGATTGAAAGAATTTTCAAAACGCGTGAATGCAGCCGACATAGAACGTTTGATTTCGGCAGTAGAGAACTTACGCAAACGACCCGGGAGCTTTTGGTGTTCAAGGATTGACCACAGTTCGTCAAAGCCGAGAGATTGAATGGCAAGAGCCATAGTGGCCCCGGCAGTCTGACCAAACCAGCGCACGTTACGGGAGCATTCGGCCTCTACCGTTTCGATCTGGAGGCGTGGGATGCACTTGACGAGTTCAGGCATGACGATAGCGTCAGCCTTGAGCAGCATGGAGGCGTGCCAGTCAGAGGCACCGGCAAAGAAATCAGACGGGCGACGCAGCATTTCAGACGACAAAACACGGTGTTTATTGCCGTAGCGCAATTCAATGCGGAGCCATTCCGAATTGAATGCTGCCCCGAAAAGTTGATCACCTTTCTCATAAGCATTGGTGATTTTTCCCGACTCACGCGAGCCAATATAGATGGACCGATCATGGCCGTTTGCCCAGTCGCCAACCTGATTAAATTTCAGCTTTCGACCACCAACATTGCACAGACCATCGATGTAATCTTGCTTCATTTGCTCGACACCACCGACGACGCCATCAAAGAAATCAAGTGCCAAATCGCACCGGGTCAAGGTGCCGTCCAGATCATCACAAATATCGGCAATACGGATGCGCCAGCCAATATCCGCGAAGGTGCAGGCCATGCCGAAGAGGTTGACATGAATGGAGTTCGCCTGCCCGTCCTGATGCGGGCTATTGCTGGAGGAAAGGTAACCAACCCAGCCGACTTCCTGCCCGTTGAGTTCAATCGACCAGCGAAAACGGTAAAAATCAATGCCTTTTTTGGGTTCTGAGAAGACGGTAAAGCCTTTTCCAAGAGCGGTGGCAACCCGTTCCGCCAGTTCAAACGCTTCATTTCCGACGATGAATTCTTCATCAGTTTGATCATAAATCGGCATGCGCCGAGCAGCATCCTGAAGCAAATATGACGGATCAAAAATCGATGCATCATGGTCCCGATACCGCGGATTGCGAATGTCCATGGCGAGGTTTTTCGGCAAGGGGAAAAGTGTGTCAATCGAGAGGGCAGCGACATTGCGCCGGATCACGCTAAAACGCACCCAATCGATATGGACAGGGGTTTTAGAGGCTTGACGTTCAGCCAGTAAACGAAGCTTCACCACGTCACCGTCAACAACGAGAGCCGACCAGTAAGGCCGATCAGGAGTGCCTTTTTGTTTAGCCACGGTGTGAAGCTCCAAAGAGGGCAGGAAGTGCCGCACCATGCCGAACGGGTAGAGGCTGAGAGGTTGTCCCCGTATTACCAACGGGGTGCGCTTCGCGCGGACCAGCCGCCGCAGCCGCTACGCTTGCGCTCACGGCGGCTTGGGCCGCGCAAGCATTCATAGCCGCACAGCCATTGCCGATAGATGAAATGAGCATGCCCATGCAATCAGGACGCGGAGTCGTGCA